AGATCTTTCTAGCATAGTGGAGGGTATATCGCTTAATGGTGAGCCTGGAGTTATATGGATGGACATGTCTCGTAAGTATGGGCGTTTGTCTGATCCACCAAACAATAAAGATCATAGAGTAGCTGGATATAATCCATGCGCAGAACAATCTTTGGAATCGTATGAATGCTGTACGTTAGTCGAAACATACTTAAATCGCCATGATAACCTTGAGGATTATAAGCGCACACTCAAGTTTGCATATCTATACGCAAAAACAGTAACACTCCTCCCTACTCACTGGGAAGAAACTAATGCAATCATGCAACGCAATCGCAGAATTGGCGCATCTATGTCTGGGGTAGCTAACTTTGCTGATAGAGTTGGCGTTCCAGCTCTTCGTGAATGGATGGATACTGGTTATAGAACAATTCAACGTTATGACAATGTTTATTCTGAATGGTTAGGAATTAGAGAATCAATTAAGATGACAACAATTTAACCTTCTGGAACAGTTTCTATTCTTGCGGGAGAATCACCAGGAGTTCACTGGACACCCGGTGGAAAATACTTCAATAGAACAATTAGATTCTCAAATGAAGATCCAATGCTGCCATTATTTAGAATGGCAAACTATACTGTTGAGCCAGCTTCGGAATCTCCAGACACAACATCTGTAGTATATTTTCCGATTAAATCAGAAGCAGCTAGAGCAGAACGAGATGTTACAATCTTTGAAAAGATGTCTTTAGCGGCTACAGCTCAAAGATATTGGTCAGATAATTCTGTTTCTGTAACAATATCTTTTAATAAAGATACCGAAGCACAACATGTTGGAACCGTATTGCATATGTATGACGGACAATTAAAGACAGTATCATTCTTGCCAAGCGGCAATGATACCTATCTCCAAATGCCATATACTCAAATATCAGAAAAAGAATATATAGATGCTAGTTCAAAACTATTTCCAATAGATTTAACTGGCGTATATGCTGGAATGGCATCAGATGCAATTGGTGAAAGATATTGCACTACAGATTCTTGTGAAATTAAGTTCATAAAGGATAACTCAAAAGCCAATTAAATGATATAATATATCCTATGGAACATATTAATAATATAGGAAAATCTATAGTTGTTTTAGACAATGGCTATGTTAGATTAGTTGATGTTATGGGATCCGATCTTTCTATCGCTAATGCTGCAAGAGCATCGTTTGCGAAGGAAAGTTCTCAAATGTCAACAGACGACGCTAGATTAATAAATTTTCTTGCAAGAGAAAATCATATGTCGCCTTTTAGGCATGCGTTTGCTACGTTTGAAATCAAAGCACCACTTCTAGTTGCTAGACAGCATTGGAAATATGTTGTTGGCTCTGACCATACAATGGATTCATGGAACGAATCATCACGCAGATATATCACAATGGAACCTGAATTCTATATACCAAAATCAGGAGAGTGGAGACTCGCTCCAGACAATAAAAAACAAGGATCTGGTGGTCCGATAGATCCTTGGACTGGATCTATTTTAACCGAAGAATTAAAAAAATATGTTGAACAAGGGGAAGCCCTATACAAGATGGCAATGGGCAATGGAGTTGCGCCAGAACAAGCTCGTTTGTTTTTAGCAGCATACGGGATGCATGTTGTATATAGGTGGTCGTGTAGCTTACAATCTATCGCTTTATTTTTGAATCAAAGATTATCAGAAGACGCACAACACGAAATAAATGACTACGCTAAAGTGGTTCAAGAATTGATAAATCCGCATTTTCCGATCTCACTATCATGTTTGGTTGCTAACTATGTATAAAAATTTATTACTGTCATTGCTTTTGACAATTTCTTTTAACTGGACAATAGCTATGCAAATACTTAATCAAACATCTAAAAATAAAAGAACAAGAGCAGTTTCTGTTTCGCTAGCACTTGCTACACCATTAGTATTTGGTTTAATTATATTTTCTTTGTTATGAAGCAATCTCTTAAAAAAAGATATTCAATTATAGAAACAGTAAAGGTGAACATAAGTGCCAGCATCTAAGTTAAATTATATTGTAGTCTATAAAAACCACAGTCAAGTTTATGGATGTTCTTCTTCAAAAATAGCTATTGAATCTCCAGCTCCAGATGGATTAACAGATCAAGATAAAAACATATTTTTTGTTACATTTGAACCAGATACTGACAACATATGCCTTCATAAATATAATCCAAATGAAATTGGTGGTTTTGATTTAGATGATAAAAAAGTAAAAAATAAAAATAAGTAGGAATAATGGCTAAAAAAATAAATGAAAAGAAAAAAATAAATATTAAACTTGAATCAGGTCAAACATATCTGATAACAACGATAGACGAAATGCTAGTTATATCAAATGCATTATCGCATTACTTTTCTTCTATTAAAGATGAAAAAGAAAGATTAAATATTTTACATCTTAAAGAACAGACGGTAAAATCAATTAATGAAAATCAATTTATTAGTAAAGTAATTTATGACGAGGATGACAGCTGGTAAAAATGATTGATTTGTGTGTGGTAAATTACAATACAAAAGATTTACTCAAAAGATTTTTAGACTCACTACATAGTGATTTAAGTGAACAAAATAAAATATGGAATCTTTATTTATCAGATAATGGGTCTATTGATGGTAGTTGGAATTGGATAGAGCAGAATAGATTTACGTATCAAATAACTGCAGGTTGGAATAATCAAAACATAGGCTATTCTCTCGCATGCAACGGCATGGCAACCTATGGATCTGGCGATATAATTTGTTTACTAAACGCAGATGTTTGGCTTACTACTCAAGATTTAATAAATGTCCAAAAAATATTTGATGAGAATCAAGATATTCATATTCTTGGACCAAAACAAAGAGATGAAAATGGTTTTATAACACATGCCGGTATTGTTGGAACTAACATTGCCCCAAAGCATAGGGGCTGGAAACAACATGATCCAGAAGATAAACTTTTTAGAGATAGAATACCGTGTGTAACTGTTTCGGGTTCAGCATATTTTATTAGAAGATCAGTATGGACTAAGTTAACTAATGATCACGAATATCAAAGCATGTATCCGGGAGTATTGGGGGCGTTCTTGCCAACGCCTCACTACGATGAGGAGATGTGGTGTTCGTACTTTGCACGTCATCGTGGATACAATGTCGTGTATGATGGTAGTGTTTCAATTGGCCACAGTTGGCACGCTTCTTCTCCAAAACCAGGAGAGGGATATAGTCAAGCAGATAGTCAGTTTAAAATAAGTCAATCAATATTTCGCAAAGCATGCGATCAACTAGGAATAGAAAGAGATTAATATGACAGATAAATTAAATCCATGGATATATAACGCAGAAGTTAAAAAAGTGGTTGATGGTGATACGTTTGACATTGTTATCGACCTTGGTTTTGACACCCTTAAAAAGGGTAGAGTGCGCTTATACGGAGTGAATACCCCAGAGAGCAGAACTTCTAATATTGAAGAAAAAAAGATGGGACTAGCCGCCAAAGAATTTACAGATCAATGGTTAACAAAAGCAAATCATAAAGTAAAGATTGAAACTATCTTAGATAAGAATGAAAAGTATGGTAGAATTTTAGCTAGAGTGTGGAATGAAGCTGGGGAATGTCTTAATGAAGATATAATTAAGTCCGGTTTAGCTAGAGAATACTTTGGCATAGGCAACAAAACTTTTGAAGAATTTAAAAAATAAATTATATGTCACTATCATTACGGAAAAAAATAAATCAATATTTAAATGACTTAGAAAAAAAAGTCATTTTAATGGATGGTTTTGATGAGGCATTGATTGGTTTTTCGCAAAGAATTAATGAACCATTATTGGCTGTCTATTCTTGGGAAAAAATGGTTAATGTTTGCGTAGCTAGAGATGGCATGAGCCGCGAAGAAGCGCTAGAATATATTGAGTATAATTGCATAGGAGCTTGGATTGGCAATCAAACTCCAATAATAGTCATGCCCTTAGAATTGGATTAAAAATAATGCAAACATTTTTACCTTATCACGACTTGCAAAAATCTGTCCAAGTTTTGGACTATCGTAGACTTGGAAAACAGCGTGTAGAAACTTTTCAAGTTTTAAATATTCTTCTTGGTCGTACCCCCACCAAAGGTTGGCGTAATCATCCAGTTACCTTAATGTGGACTGGATACGAAACAGCATTGCAGTTGTATCAAAATTACACCATTCAAGAATGGATTAATAGAGGGTACAAAAACAACATGCATTATGAAGATGTTGATATTAATTCTGTAGTTATGCCGCCATGGTTTGGGCTTGAAGAATTTCATAGGTCACATAGATCAAACTTACTTCGTAAAGATTATAAATATTATTCTCAATATTTTAACGATCCAGATAATTTAGAATATTATTGGCCAGTTAAGGAATTAAATAATGAAAAAAATTAATGAAAATATTTTTTATATAAATAATTTTTTTTTTCTTCATGATAAATTTTATAATTTTATTTTAAATAATAAAAATAATTTAAATATTAAAAGATATGATAATAATTTAGATATAAAACAACCAAACGCCTACAGAATGAATTATTTTACTGTGGATAATAGTTCTAAAGAATTAAGCGATTTCTTTTCTGTCTTACAAAAAGAAACTGAAAATGCTGTCAACAGAATTTGGACCGGCAAAAAATACTGTCACTGGCAAGATAGTCCTTATTTGGGTACTGTAAATATTTACCAAAAAGGAGATTATCAAATGGATCACAATGATTTTTATAGTGAACAAGAAGAAAAAAAAATGAATTACAGTTGTGTTTATTATATTAATGATAATTATGAGGGCGGTAATTTGTCTTTTCCTGAATTGAATATTTCTTTTAAACCCCAAAAAAATTCTTTAGTATTGTTTTTGTCTAAGCTAAATCATAGAAGTGAAATAATAACTAGTGGAGAAAAAATGATTTCAGCTTTTTTTTACAGAAATTTATCAAAAACTTAAAACAGTTAAATATTATTTTAAAATGTTAGCAACAAAACTTGCAATCATCAAGGTTTAGGATGTAATATATATATGCAATAAAAACCAACAATGTAAATAGCCGAAAGGAAAACTAATGGCTGAAAATAAATTCAAATACTTCACAATTACAACTACATCAATTGTAAAAGCACCCACTGTTGCGGAGGCTCAGAAAATTGCATCTAGCAATTCTCGTAAATTGACTGGAACTCGTGGAGAACTTTTGTTCAAAGATGTTGATGTTCAGCGCATTACAGCTGTTGAAGCAAGAGAGCAAGTAGAAGGTTAATTATTATTGGATCGGGAGTGGTAGAGTGATATCTACCACTCCTTTTATTTAGGGATAAAAATGTCTAAGCAAAAAATTATTGCCCAAATTGTTGGTAGAAATGAAGAAAATAGATTTCTAAAAAATGTTTTAAGTAGAATATCAAATCAAGTTGATGAAATTGTTTTTACCGATGATTGTTCAGAAGATAATACGGCCAACATAGCATCAGATTATGCTCATGTGTATAAAACTACAGAGCCAACATTCGCAGTTAACGAAGGAAAGCTAAGAACAACTGCTTGGTCTAACCTAGAAAAGCATGCTAGCTCAGGTGATTGGATTATAGCGATAGACTGTGACGAAATGCTATATAGATTAGATGATCTTAATTCTTTTGATATAAGAACAGTTTTAGATCGCTCTGAGCAAGATGTGGTTAATGTAAGATTTTATCATATGTGGGATGAAACAAAATATAGAGTAGATAAACTTTGGGCACCGAACAATAGTTCAAGAATATTTAGATTTATACCTGGCGGAAAATTCAATGATAAAGCACTTGCTTGTGGATCTGAGCCAACATATGTTTATGAGTGGATTAAAAGAAGAAACTTTTGGGTTAATTCAGGACTCGTAATGCAGCACCTGGGATATATCTTCGATGAAGATAAACAAAACAAATATAAAAGATATTCTGAGATAGATGGTGGTAAATACCATAATTTGTCTCATATTAATTCTATATTAGATAAAAATCCAGTTTTAATAAACTGGGGAAACTTTGGACTATAAGGAGTAAATATGAAAAATATAAATAAATCTCTTATTCAATTGACTAGCTTAATGAATAGCAATAAAAAATTTGCTTTTATTAATATATCCAAATCTTCAATTATAGGATTAAATAAAAAAAATGAAAAATCATTTCCGCAAAATGTTTCCAAAGAAATAATTAATTCTATTAATATTTCTGGTGATAGAGTAATGAAAAATGTTTCATATGATTTAATGAAAGAAATTAATGATGGAAAATATTCTACAATTGGTTTAAATAAAGAAATATACTACCATTACCCTAACGCTTTTGAATATTATTTTGAAAATAATAAACCAGTATTTGATTCAATTATTTCTTTTTATATTAAAAATACACCCTCTGTAATTGTATCGCTACATGATCAGAAAAGAATTTCAAGCGTACTTGGATTAAAAGAAAATGTTATCCATATATCATATGGAAGTATGTATAAAAAATATGAAGAAATATTTGATCAGTTATCTAAACTAAACAACAAAGTCCAGTACTGCCTACTCGATTGTAGCTCACTAGGACTCGCTTTGTCTCACAAGATATGGAATGAATTAGACATGTCTATTATAGATTTAGGCAAGACTTTAAATTTTACAAAGGACAACAATCAACAATCAACAAGCACAACACATGCCCAATAGTCCCCAAGATAGGGAAGAGTTAGAGCATCTAACTGATTTACTATTTGATACAACCATGTCCTTATCTGAGATATCCAAAGAACTTGGTTGGACAATAAATAAGTTGAATAAAGAAATAAATAGAATTGGTCTAGGTTGGTTAAAAAATTCTAAGAAAAAAATGTCTAGAGGACAAACAGCACTAACTGCAATAATGCAAAAACTTCTTCCTGGTGAAAAAATAGTTAATGAATTCCATATTGGAGATAGATTAAAATTAGATGTTTATTGTCCAAGTTATCAAGTCGCTGCAGAGTATCACGGTAGACAACATTTTTTTTATACTCAAAGATTTTTTGATTCTAAATATGAGTTTCAAGAAGCACTTGAAAGAGATATTAAAAAAATGGAGTTTTGTAAGCAGAATGGAATTGCACTTGTTGTTTTTAGGTATAATGATAAGTTAACAGAGGAGTCTGTTTTTGAAAGAATGATGGAAGCCATTAGGCATAGTCCATACATTCCAAAAGATAAACCAAAAAGAAAAATTGTAGATACAACAGCTTATAAAATGGTTAAAAAAAAGAATTCTGAATACAGAAAAAAAGCATATAGATTAGCAAAACAAAAAAGAAATCAAAATGGAAACAACAAACGAAATAAATAAAGATTCTGTACCATTAGAATATCAAATATTTGCATTGTCAATTAGACAAGAGGGTGCTATATCATATTTTTATGATAATCTTCCAGAACAAATTGTTGGTACGATTCACGGGGAAAAGGGAATTAATGAATTTTATGTAGCCCTTTTATCTTTTCATAAAGCAACAAATTTAAATGTAGTTGATCCAATAGCATTTAAGTCTTGGTTACAAAGTGATTCTGATATATACGAAGCGTTGGGTGGCAACGCAGGAATAACGATAATGTTGGACATTCTTAATACAATAGAATTGTCTAGTCCCGATGCTATAGCAGAATTAGTTAAACATAAAGCAAATAAAAGAAAACAGATTAATTATTTACAAGAATTACAAAATATTCTTACCCAAAAAGGTCTTAAAACAGAAGAAGATATTGCACGAGTCCAAACTCTTACATCTGAAATTAGAGAACTAGAAAATCAAATTAAATACAATCCACTAGATAAAGTAACAACTGGTTTTGAATAATTGAAAGAGTTGATTCTTTATTGGATATTCCTAATTTCTTGCCCACACAGTTTAAGGCTCTTAATAGAGCAATGGGATATACAAATGATGGTGGATTTTTTAGGGGTGCAGTTCACGCAATTATAGCAGCCTCGGGGAAAGGAAAAAGCACCTTTGCCAAGTGCCTAGCAAATAATTGGTTAGATAATGGGTATAGAGTTCTTTATATAAATTTTGAAGAGGCCATTGGTCATTGGGAAAGAATTTTAATGACACAGGTAATAGAAAAAAACGTATACTTAGAATCGTCAAAGTGGTCTGAAGAAGAAAGATCTAAATACTTAGAAATCTTTAAAGCAAAGCTTTCTAGTTGGGGAAACAGATTAATGGTTAGACATGATCCGGATACACCATATTTTGAAGATTTAGAATTTTGGCTTAGAGATATAATAGGTCAGAATTCTATGATGCCAGATGTAGTTATAATTGATACTATACAGTCAATGTTTACTAGGGGTAAAGGCAAGCCAAGATGGGGCGAATTTGAAGAGATGATGGTTCGTTTAGAAAAATTAGCTAGAGATATGAATTGCGCACTTATC